GCAACGTCAGCTCAAGGAATTCAGGGTATTCAAGGTACTCAAGGCGTACAGGGTACTCAAGGTTTCGTTGGAGCAACATCAGCTCAAGGTATTCAAGGAATTCAGGGTGTTCAAGGAACTCAAGGTGTTCAAGGTATTCAGGGTCCAATTGGTAATACATCAAATGCTACACAAATAGGACTTAATGATATACACACGTCTAGTTTACAAGAAACTGTAATGTATGTCACATTAGCCCAAGGTGGAACTGGTTCATCAGTTCCACTATATGCAACGAAATCAACTCATCCGGATAATACTTCAAGAAACTTTAATTATAGATCAGGACCAGCAATACTCGAAGTAGAAAATATAGATGCGTTTGGTGATTTAACAGTTCGTGATAATCTTATTATAGGATCAACAAACCAAACAATAATATCACAATCAAACAACGCTTTAAATATTGATCTTTCTAATAATAATATTTTAATTCGTGACTCAAATAATTCAAATATTGAGAGGTTTACTTTTGATAGACTTACTGGAAACTATGCATCAAGCGGTAGTGTAACTGCAGGTACTTCAATGACTGCTCCAGTATATTATGACGCTGATGACACTGCGTTCTTTGGTGACTTTGCTGGTATATCGAATATGAACATAGTGAAAGCTAATACATTCGAAGTCAAGCCTGGATATACAATCAGTTCTGCTACAAGTCCTTCGCTTGGCGTTTTTGGCACAATTAAAGTTGAAGGCGGACTATGGTCGGGGTATGCAATTAGAGAAGATTGGGTACTGATGTCAAATGGTGCCGGCCAAGTTGGATTATATAATCAAAATGACAATCAATATGCATTGAGAGCGTTTCAAAACGCTAGCACCACTTTATACTTCAATGGTGTTGCTGAACTTACAACAAAACCTAATCACGTTCTAGCCTATAACGAAATGCGATCCCCAATATACTACGGTTTATATAGCTCTCAGGGTTATCTTGAACCAGGTGCAATGAACGCATTTGTATCATTTAAAACTTATGGTGTAATTTCTAGAACAGGATTTGATTCTGATAATGGAGCAAATAACAAATTCTTACTAGCAGAAGATCAAAACCAATGGATTTGGAATACCGATACTGACTGGGGTATTGTTTGGGCCACTGATACAACGTCAGCTTATCGTCGAACATCGTTTGGCGACGATACTATATCATTTGTTGGTGATAGTAACGTAAGAGCAAGTATCGATCTTGGTAATGGCGACGCTTACTTTCAAGGTGATGTAACTGCAGGTACTTCAATGACTGCGCCAGTATATTATGACGCTGATGACACTGCGTTCTTTGGTGACTTTGCTGGTATATCGAATATGAACATAGTGAAAGCCAACTCCTTTGAAGTTGCATCTGGTCGTACAATCTCTAATTCAACTGGTTATGGCACAATTAAAGTTGAAGGCAATTTCTGGGCAGGGTATGCAATCAGAGAAGATTGGGTATTGATGTCAAGTGGTATTGACAAAATTGGATTATATAATGATGTTGATAATTACTGGGTATTAGCTGCGTTTCGAAACGCACGTACTGAGTTATACTGGAATGGTTCTGCTCAGATTTCGACACAAGATAATTATGTGAAAGTTGATAATGCAATTCGGTCACCAATATACCAAGATATTGTTGACAGCCAATGGTATATTCAACCAGGTTCAGGTGCTACTTCAGTGTCATTTAGAACTAACGGTACAATTCAGAGAATTTTCTACGCTAATGACGGAGCAAATAACGTATTACTAGAATCATCAGATCGAAACCAATGGATTTGGAACACCGGCGCTACCACTGGTATTGTTTGGGCTACTGATACAACTGCGCTTTATCGACATGCTCCGTTTGGTGACAACATGTTATCGTTTGTTGGTACTGGTAATGTAAGAGCAAGTATCGACCTCGACAATGGTGATGCTTACTTCGAAGGTGATATAAGTGCCGACAACATTTTTGCTGCCGGTACTGTTTCATCAGCATCTGATAGACGAATAAAAGAAAATATAGAAACTATAGATAATGCATTAAGCAAAGTATTAAGACTTCGTGGTGTTAACTATAATAAAATACAAACCGAAAAAGAATCAGGACCAATCAAAACCGAAATGGGTCTTATTGCCCAAGAAGTGCAAGAAATAGTTCCTGAGGCTGTAACTTATGACGAATATAGTGATAGATACGGTGTTAATTATTCGAATATGGTAGCGTTATTAATAGAAAGTGTCAAAGACCAAAACAAAATTATAAATAGTCAACAGAAACAAATTGACGAATTAAAAATAATGTGTGAAAACATGATAGCTAAAAACAAAAAATGAGGAATTAAAAATGTCTTTTACGTATAAGTGGGAAGTAACAGGTCTTAAAGTTAAAGATCAATTAAATGCTGACAGTGTTATTTTGGCAAATTCAGTATGCCAAACATATTGGAAAGTAACTGGAACTGATGTTGATGGCAATGAGGGGAGTTTTTCAGGAGCAACTCAATTCAATTCTGATAACTGCTCGATTGAAGATTTTGTTGCCTTTGAATCGTTATCGGAAGTTCAAGTATTATCTTGGATTCAGAATATTGTAGATAATGACGCATCTTATAAAACGCATATCGACAGTCAAATACAAAAACGAATTGATGCCGTTGCCATCACAGAAGCAATAATGCCGTGGGCACCTGTCGAGAATAGTGATATAATATCGGAGTAACTTATTATACAATTTAGCTGGCAGATAATGGGATTTGAAACATCAAACGAAATTAATTTCGAAGGAGTTGAACTTATTGACTCAGTTTTAAAAATCAGATGGAGACGAATAGGATCAAGTTTAGCTGGTACTACTTCTGTTATAACTGGTAAAAGCATTCTATCTGCTTATAACGTTGAAGCAGCCAGTTATATAACTTTTAAAAATATTACTGAAGAAGTTGGTATTAATTGGATTATATGTTCGTTGCAGCAAGAAAGATTAACTGAAATTGATCAAGAAATATCAGGTAGATTATCTGAAAATGAGAATATCAAAAAAATCACTTTTGGTTTGTAGTACACAAAGAACATAAACCCGTATAAATAAACTTATATTTTGTAATTATTTTGATTTGGGAGTATAGTATGAATAATTTGAGTTTGCATGGGTTAGCGACTCATGTAGTTAATTGCGGTGGGATCGTAGCTCCAATACCAATCCCACCGGAATTGACACAAGAAACGGGCGTAACGAATCCATCTATCTTCGTATATAAAGGTAGAATTCTAATGAATGTTCGACACGTCAATTACACGCTTTATCACAGTGAAGGAAAGAAATTCGTTCATCAGTGGGGTCCTCTTCAATACGTCCATCCAGAAAATGATGTTACTCTTACTACACATAATATAATGTGCGAGTTAGACGAAGATATGAATGTTATTTCTTCTAGTAGAATTGACATGAAATTAGACACAGGTAAACCTACTTGGAGTTTTATCGGACTCGAAGATGGAAGATTATTTGAATGGGAAGATCGTTTATTTTTATGCGGGGTTCGCCGTGATTGTTATGATGACAAAGGTACTGGTCGTATGGAGCTCTGCGAGATTGAAGAAATAAATGGAGTTTGGACTGAAGTAGGAAGATTTCCAATCCCATCGCCCGGAAATAATGGTACTTATTGTGAAAAGAATTGGATGCCTATAGTTGATATGCCATGGCACTTTGTAAAATGGTGCAATCCTAGTGAAGTTGTTCGTTTTAATATCAAAACTGGAACTACAGAAACTGTCATACTAGACGAGAGTAAAAAATACTCGTTTAGTAGAGATCTTCGTGGTGGTACTCAAATTTATCCTATAAACGATAATCAACGAATAGGAATAACTCACGAAGTCAATCTAATGAAAGATGCATTTGGTAGAAAAGACGGCCATTACATGCATAGAGTTGTAGTATGGGATAAAGATTGGAGTATAATACACAGTACTAGTGAGTTTACATTTATGGGTTGCCAATACGATTCAGCTAGAAAGATTAAATACGGAATTGAGTTTTGTACTGGTTTGGCATTTCATAACGGAAATGTTCTTATATCTTATGGGTTTCAAGATAATGCAGCTTTTGTTATGAAAGTATCACAAGAAGTATTCTTTGATTTTTTGAGTAAGGGATAAATTATGTTGAGAGAACTAACAACTGAGCACGTTAAAGACCCTAAAAATACCAACAAAATGCTTAATTTAGCGAGAGAATATGATAAGATAGGCAATGGTGCTGCTGCAATTTCTTTTTACACAAGAGCAGCAGATATTGAAGAAATTGATAAGCTACTTCAATACAAATGTATGATATACGCTGGACAATGTTTTGCAAGACAAAACAACCGCGACTACACGGTGTTTGGATTTTACCAAAATGCTGTTGCACTTACTCTAGATAGACCAGAAGGATATTTCCTATTATCATGTGAATTAGCTAAGAGAAATGAATGGAATAGTTGTTTAATATATGCCAGACTTGGATTAAAGCACGCTAAAGTTGAAACTATAGTAGATATTAACTACCCAGGCGAATACGCTTTAAGATACATGCAAGCACTCGCTATGTGGAAAATTGCGGGAAGCGATATCGCAAGACTTGAATTCTTTGATCTTAAATACAAAACAGTTCTTAATGACGAATATAAAGAAAAAGTTGATAGAATGTTATTAGAAACAAATTACACTGCTTCTATTCCGTATAAGAAAGAAGATATTAATTCGTATAGATACAAGTTCAATTCATTAGAAAATATAGAAACAAATTATTCAAAATGTTTACAAGATATGTTTGTATTATCTTGTCATAACGGTAAAAGAAATGGAACATATCTTGAAATAGGTTCTGGTCACCAAACTGTTAATAGTAACACATTTTTGTTAGAAAAAGAATTTGATTGGAGAGGTATTTCAATTGATAACAACAAAGAATTATCGTTTAATTTTGGCCAATCAAGGCATAATACAATTATGCAGATGGATGCATTAGAAATTGATTATAGTGAATTATTACAGAAACACTGTTTTCCTGAGATTATAGATTATCTCCAAATTGGTGTTAATTCATGCAAATTATTGAAAAAAATACCATTTGACTCAGTTGATTTTGGTGTAATTACATTTAAACACGACTCTTATAAAAATAGTGAATCTAGAGAAGAATCTCGTAAAATATTAACAGAAGCCGGATATATGCTAGTTGGTCGTAATATATCAGTTAATTTTATAGATGGATACGAAGATTGGTACGTACATCCAGAAATTGTTGAGAATTATGTACAGCTATTAACAGACGAAAAAATAAATTTTGTGTGGCAATATTTAATGAATATAAATAACTAAATAAAGTTTAATAAGGAACAAGTATGTCTATTAAAATAGGTAGTAATACAGTAATTAATGATTCGCGAGAGTTAGAAAACATCAATGACTCGACAGGTTTGTATGGTAATTTTCAACCATTAGTAACAACTGCTAGCGTCTCAGAGTCTTATAATATTTCCATGATAGTGCCAGTATACAATCTCACAATGATATCTAGTATTGCATTTACTGTTAACAACATTGTAGCAGGCCAAGCAAATACAATATTACTAGACAGAAGTTCATCATCACTAACACCAACTTTTCCTTCATCGGTTGAATGGTCTAATAATACATTGCCGAATTGGACTCAGTTTCGGTATTGGCTTATAACATTCGTGTGTTATAGTAATACAAAGATTATGGCTAATGCAGCCGGATACGATTTTGTTTAAGGAATAATTATGTCTATTTTAATAGGTAGTAATACAGTAATTAATGATTCACGAGAGTTAGAAAACATCAGTGACACAACAGGTTCATATAGCAATTTTCAACCAAAAATAACACAAATTCTTGCAAGCCAGTTTAACGCACCTTCACCAATAATGACACTTACTATGGTTGCAAACAGAACATATGAGGTAGTTAACGCAGCCACTGGTATGAGCTCACTTATATTACTTGACAGAACAACAAGTAATTATACACCATTTTTTAGTAGTACTGGTTCTAATGGTGTACACTGGGGAAATAATGTAGAACCAACATGGTCTGATCATAGATATTGGTTAATTTCCATATTTTGTTGGTCTTCTACCAGATTTGCTGCAAATGCATCTGGTCACACAATTTAAGGAATAAAATAATGTCGCTTATTCACACATATCAACTCGGTGCAATGATGAACAACATAATACTTGAACAGATTACACTATATTCAGGTTATAGTTTTTTTGGTAGTACCGCAGGTGATACATCAGAGTACGGTTTAACTTTTAATTTTGTTGGTAGATTAATAGAGAGTGATAGAACTGGCACATCTACTATTGGTAATTGGGTTAATACTGCGCCATCGCCAACTGGTACTTATTGGATTAGAGCGTCAGGCTTTACAGCAGGTTCTGAATATACATCATCTAGTATTGTAGCTGGTACTTGGAATGAATTAAACGCGTCCAGAAGCGTGTTATTTGAAGTTGGGCCTTACGAGTTTTTTACAGAATCAGTAACAATAGACATTGCTTCTGATTCGAGTGGTTCTACTATATTAGATACAACAACTCTTACCATCAACCTTGAAGATGGTTCATAAATAGTATTGTACCTTTTATAAATAGAATATAAGAATATATAAGGCTGGGATTTATGGCACAACCAACTACAAGAGCAGAATTTAAAGAATACATACTTCGAAAAATGGGTGCTCCTGTCATTGAAATTAATGTTGCAGAAGAGCAAGTTGAAGACCGTGTAGATGAAGCAATGTCATTCTGGAATGACTATCATTATAACGGTAGTCAACTTGTTTATATTAAACATAAATTAACTGCTGAAGATGTTACAAATAAATACATAACGCTACCCGATAAAATATTAGGTATTTCTAAAGTTTTTGATATTGGTTCATCAATTTCATCTGGTACAGGAATGTTTAATGTTCAGTATCAATTTGTTCTAAACAACGTTACTGATATAAACGGTTACGGCATGCAAAATTATTACATGACAATGCAACATTTAGAAATGATGCAAGAGTTACTTGTAGGTAAACCACTTATACGATATAATAAACACGTTAATAGACTTTATATTGATGTGAATAAAGCATCGCTGATAGAAGGTCAGTTTGTCGTTATTGAAGCATACGATTTAATTGATCCCGATACTTATTCTGACGTCTGGTCTGATCGTTGGTTGCAGAATTACGCAACTGTACTTGTTCGCGAACAGTGGGGTTTAAATCTCACAAAATTTGTAGGAATGCAATTAGTTGGAGGAGTATCTTTTAATGGAGAAAGCATATTAGCAGAAGCAAGAGCTGATAGAGAAAGAATTGAAGATGATGCTATATCTAATTTACAACCACTCACTTACAACTTTATCGGATAATTCATGGCTACTAGCTCATATTTTAACAACTATGGTAATCTCAACGAACAGAAATTAATCGATGATCTCGTAATAGAGTCGATTAAAATATATGGTGTTGACATAATTTATATCACTCGCTCTTTACAGAGTGTCGATACCATCATGAATGAAGATGATATTTCCATATTTGATGAGACATTTGAATATGAAGTTTATGTTAAAAACGTTGATGGATTTGAAGGTCAGGGTGATTTCTTATCTAAGTTTGGTTTGCAAATCCAAGACGAAGTTACTTTTACTGTTGCATACAGAACATTTGAAAAATTTGTTACAGGAGAAAATGCAACAAAAACTAGACCACTAGAAGGTGATTTAATATACTTCCCGTTAACTTCAAAAATGTATAGGTTAAATTTTGTTGAACATGAAAGTGTTTTCTATCAAGCAGGAACACTACAAGTATATGATATGAAATGCGAGCTCATGGAATACTCTGGTGAGAGGATGGCAACAGGCAACATAATTGTTGATGAACACTTTAGAGATATCGATACTTCAAATACAAATTCACTAGAAAGCCTCTCAGATGTTGACTTGATGTCTGATAACTTAAACTTTGAAACTGAAGGCGACTCAATTATCGATTTTAGCGAGATAGATCCGTTTAGTGAATCACTCGATATAACAGATTTAGAATAGGATAACTAATGGCAATTGCAAACTATTTTTATAATGAAACAACTAGAAAATATGTTGCTCTCTTTGGTACTTATTTTAATCAGTTGAGAATAAAAAGAACTGATAACAATGGCACTGAAATACAAAATATGATTGTACCAATATCTTACGCTCCATTTCAAAAGATATTAAGTAGATTAACACAAGATCCGAATTTAGATCAAAAGTCATCAATTACGCTTCCAAGAATATCTTTTGAAATGACTTCAATGTCTTATGATGGTACTCGCAAAATATCACCAATAAAGAAAATTAGAAAGAATTCTATTCGCGATAATTTTATATACGCTGGTACTCCGTACAATTTAGAATTTTCGTTGTACATAATGACTAAATATAACGATGACGCTATGAAATTAGTAGAGCAGATATTACCGTTCTTTAATCCAGAATTCACTAGCACAGTTAGACTGCTTGATGATATCGATCCAATTGATGTTCCGTTGATACTAAACGATGTGTCAAGCGAAGACATCTACGAAGGTGAGTATACAACTCGAAGAAGCATAATGTGGACTTTAAACTTTACAATGAAAGCTTGGTACTATGGACCGGCAAAACAAGGTAAACTTATTAAATTTGTTGATAGTAGAATTTCAACTTCAGACGCAGCTAACTCTCAAGTTGAATCAACAATAACTGTTCAACCCGGATTAACATCAGGTGGTGATCCAACAACAGACATTACAGAAACTGTCGATTATAGTTTAATTGATTTTGCTGATGATTGGGATTATATAGTAGATATTAATAGTCCGTAGGAGATAGTATGAAAAAAGATGATATTATTGCATCGACACTTGGTTTAAGACCGTTAGCTGATTCTGTTGATAAAGAACTTCCGGTTATTATAGATCAAGAAACAGAAAAAACAAAAGAATTAGCAGTTATTGATCACTCAAATAACGAAATCGTTCAAGATATCGAACAAGCTAGAACAAATATAAAGAATATTATTACACAAGGTGACTCTGCTCTAATTGAAATGATGGAATTAGCAAAGCAATCAGAATCGCCAAGAGCATTCGAAGTTGCATCTACGTTGATGAAAACATTATTAGATGCTAACAAAGATTTTGTTGATATGGCTAATAAAAAGAAATATGCCATAGAAGAAACGATAGATAAAGGTGGCTCTCCAGGAGCTAACGTTACAAATAACAACTTAATAGTTTCTACTGCAGATTTATTGAAAATGATGAAAGGCGAAGGTAATGATTAATGGATATTTAGGTAATACAAACCTAAAGAAAATAAATGAGGACATATCATTTACTCCAGAACAATTAAAAGAATATATGGCGTGCATGAAAGATCCGATATATTTTTCTAAAAATTATATTAAAATAGTTCACGTTGATCGTGGCTTAATTCCTTTCGATATGTATGATTACCAAGAAGATATATGTAATAAAATATTCAAGTATCGAAGAGTTGCTGTACTTACTGCAAGACAGGCTGGTAAAACCACTACTGCAGTTGCAATCATATTACACTATATTTTATTTAATGAATTCAAAACTGTAGCTATTCTTGCTAACAAAGGAGACGCTGCTCGTGAAGTATTAGGTAGAGTTCAACTAGCATATGAAGCACTACCAAAATGGATGCAGCAAGGCATCGAAGAATGGAATAAAGGTAGTATCGCATTAGAGAACGGTTGTAAAATATATGCAGGTACAACATCTTCATCTGCTATTCGCGGTAAGTCAATCTCATTCTTGTACTTAGACGAAGTCGCGTTTATCGAAGGCTATGATGAATTCTTCGCTTCAGTTTATCCTACTATATCATCTGGTGAAACTACTAAATTATTAATGACATCAACACCAAACGGTATGAATCATTTTTATAAAACATGCGTTGGTGCTAAAGAAGGTACAAACGGATACGAATACAATGAAGTGACTTGGGATATGGTTCCTGGGAGAGGACTTACGTGGAAAAATGAAACTTTGGAAGCTCTCGATTTTGATGAAGAAAAGTTTGAGCAGGAATACAATTGTGTAAAAGGAAACACTATAGTCACCGTAAGAGATAAAGATACTGGTGAAATAAAACAAATTGCAATAGAAAGTTTATACAACGAAATTCAAGTATGAGTGCGAATTCTTTGGTTTATAAATAAACTAAGGAGATTAACATGAATAAAAATGTTGTATACATGATAACTAGAACAGATGGTCAGCAATATATTGGTATTACTTGTGAATATAGAAAAAGAATGTCCACTCATAAAAAATCTAAAAGATTTGAAATTGGTATAGAAAAAATTGAAATACTAAAAGATTGCGATACTTATTCAGAAGCAGAAGATTTAGAAGAAATATTTATAGCTGAGCATGATACGTTTTATAACGGTCTTAATGAAAGTATAAATGGAAAAGGTAATCATTTAGCTCCTAACTTTAACACAAAGGGATTTAAATACTCTGAAGAATCAAAGCAAAAAATGAGAGATAATCATTGGTCAAAAAAAATGAAAAATACATGGTCGAAACCTGAAAATTTTTCTGAAGAAACAAAAAAGAAATGGTCTGAAATGCGCAAAGGTAAGAGTTGGGGCGGTAGGAAAATACCATTTAGTGAAGCTAAGGATATTATAGATAATTTTGAAAATGATACTTTGATATTTGAAGACGAGTTTGTCGTTCAGTTTGTTAAAAAATTAGATAAATACAAAGTTGGTAAAGTTAAGATTGAAGAATTAAAAGCATCTAACGGTAAATATATTAGTAAAAAGAAATTATATTCTGAATTTTACTCGAAAAAATATAATGTTACAGCGGATGCAATTAGAAGAATTATAGAAAATGGAGTGTCAGAACGTGCAGTTACAGAGTAAATATGAAATACTGACAAACGACGGCTGGTCAAAATTTGACGGCGTACGGAAGTCACTAACTACTGGTATAGTAACTCTATCGTTAGAAAATAGACAAACGTTAGAATGTTCACTAGACCATGAGTTAGAAACCGACTTGGGATTTACACCAGCGCAGAAATTACTACTAGGTTATAGAATTAAAACTAAGGACGGCTTCAGTAGAGTTTCATATTTGCATATTGACAAAAACGAATCTGCCAATGTATACGACGCGCTAGAAGTTAGTAATGGAAATAAATATTTAACAAACGGAATGGTTTCTCACAATTGTCAATTCGTCGGCAGTTCTGGTACTCTTGTTAGTGGATCTAAACTAAAAGAATTAGCTTATGTTAGGCCATTGCATGAAGGTAATGGCCTAACACAATACAAAAAACCAGATAAAACTAAAACATATGTACTCATTGTTGATGTATCAAGAGGTAAAGGTTTAGATTATTCAACGTTCAACATTATCGATATAACTAAAATGCCTTATCATCAAGTATGTGTTTTCAGAGATAATTTTATTGGCCCAGTAGATTTTGCTGCAACAATATTTAGATTAGGTAAAATGTATAATGAAGCATATGTATTAGTAGAAATAAACGATATTGGCGAACAGGTGTCAGACGTGCTTACGATGGATTATGGCTACGAGAATTGTTTATTCACAGAAAACGCAGGTCGAGCTGGTAAAAGAATTTCAAGCGGTTTTGGTAAAAGAGCTGATAATGGAATAAGAACAACAAAAAGTGTAAAATCTATCGGTTGCTCAATATTAAAAATGTTGATAGAACAAAACCAATTAATTCTATATGATTTTAATACAATACAAGAACTGTCTAGATTTTCTAGAAAGGGTTCATCTTATGAGGCTGAATCTGGAGCTCACGATGATTTAGTTATGAACTTAGTCATATTTGCATGGCTATCTGACCAAGCGTATTTTAAAGATCTAACTGACATAAATACAATGATGATGCTCAGAGAGAAAACTGAAGAGCAAATAGAAGAAGATTTGTTACCTTTTGGTTTTATTGATGACGGACATGATGAAGTTGATTCAGAAGGATTTAGACCAATTGTTACTACAAATGGTACAGATGATTGGATTTAGACGATTGGATTTTCTAAGTGTGTAGTTTTTATAAATAACAAAAGAAACAGATATTATTTAACAAAGGAGAACAAATATGGCTTTTTCTGTAAGTCCTTCGGTGATTGTTCGCGAAGTGGATGCATCAGCAACGGTGCCAGCCATCGCAACACCACCAGCAGCAATAGCTGGAGTTTTTAGATGGGGTCCAATTAACGAACCTATACTGATTTCCTCAGAAAACGAGCTAGTTGGTCGCTTCGGTGCACCAGATGATAATTCATATGAAACATTTTTTGTTGCATCTGATTATCTTTCATATTCTAATGCGTTATATGTAGCAAGAGCAGACAATGGATCGCTAACTGCTTCTAGTAGTGTTTATGGAGCAAATAATGCTCTTATTACTTCGGGTTCGTTTGAAGGTAAATACCCCGGAGCAATTGCTAACGATATTGATATTGCATATGTAAACGATACAAGTTTTGAAAATTCTATTGCATTAGTAGGAGAAATAGTTAATACTGATATTTCACCAGCTATAGCAAATACAGCTCAGACGATAGCTTTTAACGCTCTAAGCTTCAATTTACAAGTTCCAGTAGATGATGACGGTGAAATGCGCACTGCTATTACAAATTTAGTTGCTGGTGATTCACTAGTTATAGGTAATGATTCTGTTGGTTATCAAACTATTAAAGTTTCAAGCATAACAGAAACAGCACTAGATAGTTTAGGTGTGGAAACTGCAACACCTGGCGATATCACAGCTTATGAATTCGAGATAGTATTAGAAAGTAGATATACATTAGCTGAAACTTCACTATATAGTCTTAGCTTAACTAAAAAATGGGCATATGCTTCGTTGTTTGGTAAAGCTCCAGAAGTTGGTACATACCACATTGCTGTAATAGATTCAACTGGTAATATTTCAGGTGAAGCTGGACAAGTAGTAGAGATATATGAAGGTTTGTCTATAACTCAAGGTTCAACACTAACTGATGGTCGTAACAACTATTATGCAGATGTAATTAACAATAATTCTAGTTGGGTTAATGTTGCTAATACTGCAAACTTTGAATCTATAAGTTCTGCTTATGAAACACTAACTTTAGGTACTGATGGTACTACAGAATCTACTACAACATTGGGTCCTTTAGCTGCTGCTTATGACACATTCGCAAACGGAAACGAAATCGATATTTCATTCGTATTACAAGGTAAAGGCGACGATAATGCAAATATTGCAAACTATATAGTATCAAACATTGCTGAATCCAGAAAAGATGTTGTTGCTTTCCTTTCTCCATCAAAGGAAGCGGTTGTTGACACAATTCAAACTAACGCGATACTAAATAACATTATTGCATATCGTAATAAAGTTCAATCTTCTTCATACTGGTTTATGGATAGTGGTTACAAGTACAGATATGATAAGTATAACGACAAGTATAGATATGTTCCATTAAATGGTGATATGGCTGGACTTGCTGCTAGAGTTGAACCATATGAATCTCCAGCTGGTTTTAGAAAAGGTATAATCAAAAACGTTGTTAAATTAGCGTTTAATCCCAATAAAACACAAAGAGATCAGTTGTATAGCTCAGACGTCAATCCAGTAGTTTCACAGGTTGGCCAAGGTATTGTATTGTTCGGTGATAAAACTGGATTAGGTATTCAAAGTGCTTTTGATCGTCTTAATGTTCGTAGATTGTTTATTGCTGTTGAGAAATCAATTGCAAATGCAGCTCAGAACATATTGTTTCAATTAAATGATACGTATACTCAAACACAGTTTAAAAATATTGTTGACCCTTTCCTAAGAGACATACAAGGTCGTCGTGGAATTATAGACTTCCGTGTAATATCAGATGAAACAGTTAACACAGCCACTGTTATAGATCAGAACAAGTTTAGAGCTAATATCTTTATTAAGCCATCACGTTCAATCAATGTAATCGAACTAACATTCGTTGCGACTCGTAGCGGTATAGAATTTGACGAAATCGTCGGTTCAATTTCTTAATAAGATAAAAGGAGAACAAGAATATGAGTTTCAATATTAACGAGTTCAAATCACAATTAACTGGTGGTGGTGCTCGTCCAACTCTGTTTCAAGTTCAAATACTAAACCCAGTAAACCCTGAGGCTGACTTTAAAGTTCCTTTTTTAGTCAAGGCCGCAGGAATTCCTGCATCAACTGTGGGTTCTTATACAGTTCCCTATTTTGGGCGAGAAGTAAAGTATGCTGGCGATAGAGTTTTTGAAGATTGGAACATTACTGTAATTAATGATGAAGACTTTTCCATTCGCAACTCGATGGAAGCCTGGTCAAATGCAATAAACACACACGATAGTAACCAACGAGCTTTACCGAAAGATTACAAGTCTAATGCTATAATCACTCAATTTGGTAAAGATGGTAAAGCTTTAAGATCTTATGTATTTGAAGGTTTATTTCCCATATCAATATCGCAAATTGATGTTGGTTGGGAGAATGTTAACACTATTGAAGAATTCACAGTTAGCTTCCAATACGACCTATGGCGTGTAGAAGGTAATACTGGAATTCCAACTACCTAATTGTGTATAAATATAATCAAAACAATGGATAAGGTGATTAAATAAATGCGTATTTTTGGTTTTGAAATAAATCGCGACGAAGATCTTAGTGCTAAAACTTCGCTAGGATCTTTTGCTGAGCCACAAAATGACGATGGTGCAATTTCTGTAGAAAATGCATTAGGTGGTTCTTATGGGATGTCTTTGGACATGGAAGGTGCTGCTAAATCAGAATCTGAATTAATAACTAAATATCGCGGGATGGCTATGCATCCCGAAATCTCTCAAGCAATTGATGAGGTTGTTAATGAAGCGATCAATGTCGATACTTTTAATAAAGTAGTTAAAATAATATTAGACGACATTGAACTTCCAGATAAAGTAAAACAAAGAATCTCTGAAGAATTTGATACTATTATAAGTCTTTTAGATTTTAATCACAAAGCATATGATATATTTAATAAATTTTATGTAGATGGTCGTTTAAACTATCATATCATTATTGATGAAACTAACTTAAAAAAGGGCGTCGTAGAATTACGATATATAGATCCACGTAAAATAAAATTAGTAAGGGAAATGGACGGCAAAAAAGTTCTCCCCAATACTGGTATTTATTCTAAGAAAATTAAGAATGAATATTATGTTTATTCCAACAATGGTTTTGGTACAGCTACAAATGGGTCTTCAACTAGCCTAAATGCTACTGGATACAGAATTGCAAAAGATTCTATAGCAAGAGTTACTTCTGGAATTATGAATGAAAATAATTCTTTAGTACTTTCTCCTATACACACGGCAATAAAACCTTTAAACCAGCTTAGAATGTTAGAAGATGCAACTGTTATCTATACGTTAACTCGAGCACCCGAAAGACGCATATTCTATATTGATGTTGGTAACTTGCCGAAGACAAAGGCAGAGCAATATCTTCGTGATATGATGACTCGTCATAAAAACAAATTACAATACAATTCTGGTACTGGCGAAGTTACAGACGCTCGTAAAATGATGACAATGACTGAAGATTTTTGGTTCCCTCGAAGAGGTGGTGAAAGATCTACTGAAGTTGATACATTATCAGGTGGTAATTCGCAAGCATTAACTTCAGATGAAAATTTGCAGTATTTTAAAGGTAAATTATATAAAGCATTAAAGGTACCTGTATCTAGATTAGATCCCGAGACAATGCATTCTTTCGGCAGAGTATCAGAAATAAACAGAGACGAACTTAAATTCGGAAAACGAGTTCGCAGATTACGAACACGGTTCTCTGAGTTGTTTAGTCATATATTAGAAAAACAATTAGTTCTTAAAGGCATTTTAGATCCTACTGAATTTGAAAATATTCGCAATAATATAAAGTATGATTTTGTTAAAGATAACTATTTTGAAGAGCTCAAAGAAGCTGAAATAGTTAGAGAAAGGTTGAATACACTTCGTGAAATAGAAGATCATGTTGGAGTTTATTATTCGAAGGCTTGGGTTGTGCGCAACATACTGCGAATGACAGAAGAAGAATATAAAGAAATGGAAAAAGAAATGAAAAGCGAAAGCGACAATTCTCCAGAAAAAGACGATTTAGATTTATAATATATTCAAAGGAATTTTAAATGAAAACAATTAAAACATTAATGCAAGAATCTGGAATTAAGGCAAGATCTACAGATGAACAAAGATTCGTAGATCAGCATGAAATTGAAATTATAAAACACCCAGTTGCACCAGAAAGTCAATTCAAGGGTACTATTGCTAAAAAGAAACGTATAGCAGATAACGACGAAGTTTCTTCTAAGACGTCTTACGATAAAGCGTATTCAATGAAAGAAAGCGATGACAGAAGTGAAATGTTAGTAAGACAACTACATTTTATCTCGTATGCAGCAGAAGAAATTGTTGAATTTTTAGAAGAAGGACGTGATATTGAGTCTTGGTATCAAAACAAAATAGCTATAGTATTCGATAGTATGGAAGGTTTGTACTCATTCGCTGAAGGCGAAAAACAAATGAATTATAGTCAAGCTAGTGAATATGGTTACAATGAATCAGCTGATCTATCTGAAAATACATATAAAGCAGGCGAAATTGTATTAGATAACAATGATAAAATTAAAGTTACTGCACAAGATGCAAAACTTCTAAATACACTGTTAAAAGATTTAGATGACAAAAACCGCAAAAGCTTCGAGCAAATTTTAATGTCTGATAAGTCGGGTTTCGAAGAAATTGTCGGTTTTGCAAGAGAAGCAATATAGATATGCTTGTTTATATAAATAAATATAAAGGAAACCAATTATGAAACTTATTACTGAGATACTTGCTGATAATTGTGAGGCAATTACTGAATCAAACGAATCTGGTAAAAAATCATATTTTATTGAAGGTATATTCATGCAAGGTGATTTAAAAAATCGCAATGGCCGTATATATCCAAGCGTGATTCTTGAAAAAGAAATGAAAAGATATACAGATGAATATATTAGTAAAGCTAGGGCTTTGGGTGAACTTAATCATCCAGAAGGACCTCAAATTAACGCCGATAGAGTATCTCATCTTATCACTGAAATGAAGCGTGATGGTAATGATTTCTACGGTAAAGCAAAAATACTTAGTACACCAATGGGTGAAATCGTTAAAACATTTATTGACGAAGGCATAAGAATTGGTGTATCTACTCGTGGCCTTGGATCAGTTAAACAGTCTAAGGATGGCATTATGGAAGTTCAAAACGACTTCCATTTATCGACAGTTGACATTGTAACCGATCCTTCTGCACCAAATGCATTTGTTAATGGTATTATGGAGAACGTTGACTATTACTATGATATTGCTTCAGGCAATTGGCGTGCTCAAGAAATACTAGAATCTATTGAACAAGAAGCTAAGAAACAATATACAAAAGTTATGAAGATTGACCAAATGCAAGCAGCTAGAATGTTTGAATCATTTGTTCGCTCTTTAAGAAATTAAAATTTATATAAATATCAATACAAATCAAACAAAGGAGAACTAATATGGCAGACGCTAAAAGGTTTAAAGATGACGATGGTCAATCTTTTACAGCAGTTCCAGTAAAACCAGCTGGTGGAACTGACGGTGTAGTCGATAAGAAAGATAACGGCGAAAAAATTAAAAAGTTTAAAGAAGAAACTGATGATGATGTAGAAATCGTAATCGAAGAATCTATTCAAAACATGTTTGAAGGAATGGATCTTTCTGAAGACTTTAAAACTAAAGTAAGTTTTGTTTTTGAAGCCGCAGTACGCGAACAAGCATCTTTGAAAGCAGAATCTATGAGAGAAGATATTCGAGCAGAATTTGAAACTGAGTTGGAAGAATCTATTTCTTCTAAAATGTCTGAAGTAGTTGATAACCTTGATTCATATCTAGGCTATGTAGTTAATGAATGGATGAACGAAAACGAAATTGCTATAGAAACTGGCGTTAAAGTTGAAATAGCCGAGTCACTTATGTGTGGTTTAAAAGAATTGTTCTCTGGTCATAACATGGACGTTACCGAAGAAACAATCGATATTGTTTCTGGTTTGGAAGAACAAGTTAGTTCTTTAACTGTTAAAGCAAACAACACAATTACCGAAAATATTCGTTTAAATTATCAAATCGAAACATTAAATTCTAATAAAGTTTTTGATGAAATGACTGAAAGTCTAACAGTATCACAACGCGAAAGATTAAAAAATCTTTCAGAAAGTTTAAATTCGAGTGATATTGGTGAATATTCAAAAAACCTTCAAACACTAAAAGAATCATTCTTTGCAGGAAGTTCTGTTAAGAATGACGTACTTGATGAAGAAAACGAAATTCTTACTGAAGAAACTGCGACTAAACGTCCTGCTTCTGATAACGGAATGATTAATGCTCTCGTAGAAGCGCTTAACACAAGAAAAAGCAAATAAACTAGCGAATATAGTTTTATTATAAATAATTAAAACAATAAATAAATTTACTCAACAAGGAGATAGACTACATGTCCGAGTCAAACTATCAAAAACTTGTGGAAAAGTGGAGCCCAATTCTTGAGCACGAATCTTTTTCACCTATTAAAGATGCACATAAAAAATCTGTTACTGCTACGATTCTAGAAAACACTGAACGTGCTTTACAAGAAACTGGCGATATCTCTGCTAACATGACTTCATTGTTATCAGAAACTCATGCTAACGATGCTGGTACAGGCGGATTTGGTTCTGGTTCTGCAGCAGGTGGTCCTACTGCAGGTTATGATCCGGTACTTATTTCTTTAGTACGTCGTGCAATGCCCAACATGATAGCATACGATATATGTGGTGTTCAACCAATGACTGGTCCAACTGGTCTTATATTTGCAATGCGCTCACGAGCTACTAACCAAGCCGGTGCTGAACAGTTTTATGGCGAAACTAACACTGCATTTTCTGGTGCTGGTACTCAAACTGGAACTATCCCTGCTGCTGATGCTGCAAACACTACTTTGTTTGACACAGGTACTGGTATGGGAACTACTGAAGCTGAAGCACTTGGCGACGGTGGTGGTTCTAACTATGCTGAAATGGCTTTCTCTATCGAGAAAGTTTCTGTTACAGCTAAGTCACGCGCACTTAAAGCTGAGTACACTACTGAGCTAGCTCAAGATCTTAAAGCAGTTCACGGTCTAGACGCTGAAACTGAATTGGCTAACATCCTTCAAACTGAAATCTTAACTGAAATCAACCGTGAAGTTGTTCGTACGATTTACACTACTTCTTCTATCGGTGCTGTTAATACTGCTACAGCTGGTATATTCGACTTGGATGTTGATGCTAACGGTCGTTGGTCTGTAGAG